GGATAACTGTTCTTTTTATCTGAGTATTGTAGTTTCTAAACCATTAATAAAAGTTACTCTAATAGTATTTTGTTTGAAGTGATTTTTAAGTTCTTCAGCATGTATAAAAACATTTCGTTTCCATTCATGAATATCTATACCTTTATCATACTCGGTATAATCAGCTTCTAAAACAAATACTTCTTCTCCGCCATTAGGACATCCCCATATTTGTTTGTAAACGGTTTTAGCAGGTTTAACAAGCCAAGATATAGAACCATCATTATAATTTTCTTCAAATTCTTGAAGAAATCTACAAAAATTATCAAAAGACATTCCGGAAACTAATTCTCCAGAATGATAACCTTCAATTGTTGAAATTGTTACTATAGCTTTTGTATGATTTAATTTATATTCTTCCATTTTTATTTTCCTTCTTTTTCTACAATCTTAACCATTTCTATACCTTTATCAGGATCATTAATTTTAACATCATCGCTAAATAATCCATCTGACATATAGACCTGAGGTTGCTCACAGAAGAATAAATCAAAGAATGATGGTGCATGCTTAGAATATGACAGCGGATCATAGAGAACTTTACCAAGATTCTTATACAATAATGATACAACAATACTAGGATTATTAACAAGAGCATGGTCAAGTGTTAATAATTTATATTGTGTATATGGATTATTCCAATTAGGTTTAGCTAATACATTATCGGGTGATACTATCTGATTTGCCAATATTACTTCAAGATGAACAGCATCTACATCAAGTCCACCATCTATTACCAAATCAATAAGAGTCTGTAAGGCTTCATCTTTAGTCATCTTTTCAGTGACATCAGATTTATTAATACAGTTAATAATATCATTCATAGTCTTACTAATCTCATCATTTGATATTTTGATATAGAATAATATATCTTCGGTAAGAGCACTTAAAGGAATAGCTACCTTACCATCTACAGCAGAAGCTTTATTACGAATTTGCTTATTAAGCTCATTTGAAATATATAAAGAATCATTATCTTGAGTTCCACATTCTATCATTTCACCAGTAGGTGTTTGTATATAGAATCTGGTAACGTATTCATTATAAACTCCAGAATTTTCATCTATATCAAAAGCTATTTCATTACCATCATCATCATATGATATAGTATCTTCTTCCTCATTAACAAGAAATACATCTTCTGGATCTATAATCATAAAATATTTCTTAAGATCTATGTCATCTAAATCTGTAAGTTTAATAGCATTAGATTCTACATCAAAGAAATCTTGAAATTGCGGTAACCATTTCATGGCAACAATATGAGTTTCAAGAAGATGTTTTGCTGATAATAGAATCTGTGTTAATATTGATGATAATATTTCTGCAGCAATCTTACCTACGTTAATATTAATATTGGTGTAGAAAAGATCTCCATAACAGCATTTACAAATACCTGTACCTGAAGTTCTAGATGCACAAGTCATTGGACTTTTAAGATATATAGTTTGACCTATAAGATGCTTATCTTTTTTATAATCAACAAGATACTGCATACCATTAGGTTTAAAACGATAATATCTATTTTTAATCATATTAAGATGCTTCTCAGTTTTTACTTCATACTTCATAAAATGCTGAGACATGCATTCATAATTAAAATCTGGATTCAATATAGTGTCAATATTATTCAGTCCAAGAAGTCTTGCAAAGTCACCAGAATCACCAACGTTATTCTTAGATAGAATCTGAGCTTTTCTAGCTGTAGATGATTCTATAAAATAATCTGTTGGCGTATTAACGCCACCTGTAGTAAAGCTTCTGTCAATCTTATGATCAAATACCAATCCATCATTAGCTGGTTTTGTGCCAATATTAAGTCTTGCTTCTTTAAACTGTCTTGGGTTTATAGCTTCAGATGCTTTAAAACTATTAGCAAGCCCATGGTCATAACCCAAATATTGTCTGCTATTTTTGATTATTTCAATAGCTTTATTTGTTGCTTCCATACCAGCATCCTTAACTTGGTCAAATGGCACATCGGCTAAAGATACATGAAGCAGATCTCTATATGCAGGAACTGCCTTCATGAGTGCTATATCATCTTCATTATTAATTGTATTTGCTAAATAATAAGAAAAATGTTCTATATTACTATAGTTCCATAATCCATCGCAAATATTATTATTCAGAAATACATTACCATATTTAATCTTATTTTCTTTTGTTAACACATATTCATCGACAAAGTTCTTAATATTTTTTCTTTTGAGCTCTGGTGACCAGAATATATGCTTAGGTCTTATTTGATTATTGTTTTTAAGCACCATACTCCACATGAATAAACTAAACCAATAATCCACAATAAATAATTTGCAAGATATGTTATTCTCCCATGCAATTTCAATCATTAGATTATGTATATAATCCTCATCAATACCATCTTTTAAGATGGCTCCTATACCATCAATATGGTCTGCAATGTTCTCTGCTGTTATATCCTTAGGAACATAGATTGAAATACATGTTTCACGATTTTTTATCATATCTGCATAGATATAATAATTTTTAAAATTCACCAGATAAGTTTCTGGAATTTGTGTGGTTGTTGTTTGTGACATATATTTATTCCTCCTTATATTATTATAGATATAATATACATTTAAAAAAGATTTATATCCATATTAATAAAAAGTACTTTTAAGAATAAAATTATAAAATAAATAAACCGTATGGGTTTCCCCATACGGCTATCTATTTATACAGAGAGTGAAATATTAAATTAGAAAGTAATCTTGGGAAGTGCAGGCATTTTCTTCATATTCTTAATATGCTGAACCTGAGATTTCTTTGCAACCATTTTTGCTTTGGTTTCATATTTCTTGAAAATGCGGCTACGAAGATCGCGTTCTCTAACTCTGTTAAGAGCAAGTTTATTAAAGAGAGGATCTTTTGCATTACGAGCAAGGATTAAGCTTGCTAAGTGAGCACGACGAGTAAAGTCATCATTTTTGTTAAGACGAACAAAAGTCTTTTTACTCATCTTTCTAGCCTCAACAAGAGCCTGAACTTCTGCAGATTCTACAAATGATTTCTGAGCATTCTCACCGCCATCGAAATATGTAACGCTTTCAAGAGCTGCAGCTTGCATATTTGCATCAACTTCAGCAGCAATAGCATCCATACCCTCTTCGGTTTCAGGATCTGCAATATTAGCAGCTATATCAATATCGTTAATTGTATTAGCATCGCTTTCTAAAACTTTTCCAAATAACATGGTATATACCTCCTAAATAGTTTATTTTGTTTAGATCTAAAAAATTAAGTATATTTATAAATGCACTTAAGATTTATTAATATGTTTATGATTTTAAATATGGTTAAACTTCCAAATAAAAATATATTATATATTTGTAATATATTGAAAGGAGAAATAAAAAATGTCGCAAGATTTTATGAAGGCTATGAGCCTTAAAGCTATTCAAGAATACGAACAAGTAATGGTAGATGGATTAAAACGTTCTTTTCCATTATTAAACGAATGTGAATTAAGAGAAGCAATTCAATATTCTATTACAAATCGTCTTGAAAACAAACCAGCTTATTTGGAAAATAATTACACAAAAAATAAAATCAATGGCACAGTTTTAGATATAATAAACTATATCCAAAAACTAGAACCTATAATGACATCAAGCGGTGTTTTATTTAAGAAGCACAAAGAAGCAGATAATCCACTTGCAAAAATGATTATGGGTTTTATCGAACAACGTGGAATTTATAAGAAGGAAATGTTTAAGCATCCTAAAGGAACTGAAATGTTTGAACGATATAATCTCTTTCAGTTACTTGAAAAACTTAATGCGAATGCAACCTATGGTGTATTGGGTGCCCCTACGTCGTTGTATTACAATATCTATGTAGCTGAAGCAATTACCAGGCAAGGACGTTCATATATCAGTTGTTCTATTATGTTATTTGAATCACTATTAGCTAACAATATTAAATTTAATAACCTTAATGAAATAATAACTTTCATTAATAATGTGGAACATGAAAAACCTAATAGAAAACTTATTGATAGTTATATTTTAGATAGAAATATAACTCTTGAAGAATGTTTCTTTAAAGTAATGAATACTGTTGATATGATGATATGGGTTCCATCTGAAGATGAAATGGCAAGAGTATGGGAATACTTAAGAGGATTATCTCAAGAAGATATAAATCGTATTTATTATAAAAATAATTTATATACTTTTGTAGATTTACCAATAGTAACTGATCTTATTATTAAAATACTTTGTGAAATTGATGACCCATTTATGGATCCCAATAAACCACCAAAGAATATTAAAGAAGATCTTGATACTTTAGTATCAATGGTTAAAGAATATGTATATTACCCACATTTCTATATTGATAAATTAGATAGATTGGAATATATGCAGAGAGATATAGTTGCTATAAGTGATACTGACTCAACCATTATATCATTTGATGCATGGTATAGATTTATTCTTGATAAAGTTTATAATATAGATATGCCTGTAAAGCATCAGAAACGTGATATGGTAGAAGTAATCAAAGCAGATGAATGGGGAGATAAGCCATTAAGAGAAATGGTCACTTATGTAGAACCAAGATATGATTATAATTTCTATACTGATGAGGTTATTGAATTAGATCGACTTGTTGAACCATGCGTATTAGTCCCTCAAGATAATCTTAGATATGCTATTATAAATATTATTGCTTATATATGTAGTGATCTTGTTGTGGATTATCTTGCAGAATATACAAAACTCTCTGGTAGTTATGTCGAAGGTACTAAATGTCGCATGATTATGAAAAATGAATTCTTATTCCAACGTGTTATGCTTACTGAGAGTCGTCGAAATTATGCAGATATACAGAATCTTCAAGAGGGTAATATTATTCCTAAAGGTATTAAAAGCCAGTTAGCAATAATGGGTTTACCTATGAATAAAACTACATTATCAGACGACGTTAGAAAAAGATTACAGCAAATTTTATATGAAGATGTGTTAACTGCAGATAAGGTTGATCAAGTTAATGTAATGAAAAAGCTTATAATATTTGAAAAAGAAATTTATAATAGTATTATGAATAAAGAAACCAAGTATTATAAACCTGATAATATAGCAGCTATAAATAGTTATAATAAAGATCCATTGTCTGTAAATGGTATTCTTGCAGCTACTATTTATAATGAGATGCGCAATGAAGATATGCCTGCTATTAATCTTGAAGAACGTAATAAGATTACTAAAATTAAGATTGACGTTAATAAAAAGAATGTAGATAAAATCAAAGATACTTATCCAGAAGAACATGCTAAATTAGTTAGACTTCTAAATCATCCAATACTTGGAGCTAAAGTTACAGTTATAGGATTACCACCTGATGTCGCTGTTCCAGATTGGGTGTTGAGTTTCGTTGACTTTACTACAATTATTAACGATCAGCTTAAGAACTTCCCTCTTGATAGTATTGGGCTTAAGAGATTGAATAATGATTCGGTTAACGTATCTAATATAATTCAATTATAAAATAGAGAGGGAGAAATCCCTCTCTATAAATTTATTAAGGAGAAATTATAATGAAATTAGCAGTAAGTTATTTTTATCAAATTAGATTTTTTAAACCTTATATGATACCTATATCCACTGCAGTATGGGATCCTAAATGGTATCATGCAAATAAAGATCAAAAATATATTTTTAAAGATAAAAATGGAGTTATTAATGGCGTAAGATCCGCCATGCTAATGCCAGGAGAAACATGCAAAGATTTATGTCGTGGTCCTGGAATGTGTTTTTGTAAAACCGGAATAGTTGATCCTAATAATTGTGATTTTCTTAAAGCATATACGAATCAATTAAATAGTATAGATTTTAATATATTTATGAATAACTTAGAAGAAATGTGTAATAAAGTTAAAAATGTATTAAACTTTTATGAAGAGCCTATTGTCGTGTTCATTGTGCATGAATCATGTGATAATATATGTAGCGAAAGAATTCCAATTATAAATGTATTTAGAAATAAAGGATATGAAATTGATGAATTGAAATATCCTATAAAAGAAAATTATTAAAAGGAGAATATTAAAATGAGTATTGAAGAAATTATTGAAGCAAGGGTAGAAGAGATTATAGAAAAATATAGAAACGGATTTCAGTTAAATGGAAACGCTATGTCTGAACGAGATGAAGTATTTTTAAGAAATGGTATTGCTAATGGTATAGTTATTGCCGGATTAGCATTAACTAATACTAATTGCGATAATATATTAAATCCAAATAAAAATAAATAATTAAATTAATACCATAGGGAGAAATCCCTATGGTATTTTTATTTTTTTTAATTATATATTATAATAGTGATAGTAAATGAGGTCGATATTGCTATTAATAAAATTTATAGGAGAATAAATATTATGAACTTTAAAAACGCCGAGAATAAACGCAATGCTAAAAAAGAGGCTGAAAAATACGCCAGAGATATAGCTAACACAGTGTATTGGAATAGAATATTAAATATATTCGATGATTTTTTAATAGATGAAGAGCATATTAATTACTTATATGGATTAAATATTGATACTTTTAATAGATTAACTATGAAGTTTACATTATCCGAATATGTAATTAGAACATTTAAAAATAGTATAGACTGGCAGTGCATTTTAACATATCAAAAGTTATCTGAAGATTTCATACGAGAAATGAAAGACCACATTGATAACTGGTATTTTGTATCAAGATATCAAAAATTATCTGAAGATTTTATTAGAGAATTTCAAGATAAAGTTTGCTGGGATACAATATTTCAATTCCAAGATTTATCAGAGAAATTTATAGAAGAATTTGAAGATAAAATTGATAACTGGTATTTTGTATCAAGATATCAAAAATTATCAGATAATTTTATTGAAAAATTTCATGACAAAGTCAATTGGGATTATATACTAAAGTATCAAAATGTATCAAAAGTATTAGTTAAAAAATATAAAGAAGAATATTATTTTGATTATATTAATATGATTGGAGATATATCTAAAAATGATATAATACAATACCAAGATAAAATTAATTGGAATTTGCATTATATATATAAAAATATGTCTATAGATCTTATTAGAGAATTTAAAGATAAAATTAATTGGGATTTGGTATGCGAAAATTGTGATCTATCAATAGATTTACTTAGAGAATTTAAAGATTATCTTGATTGGACCAGCGTATTATGCAATGTAGATGTATCTTTAGATTTTATTAGAGAATTTAAAGATTATGTCGACTGGGAATATATGACTTCTGAATTTGAATTGTATGATAGTTTTATCAGAGAATTTAGAAATTATGTCGATTGGGATGATATATCTGGATGCTATACTCTTACTGAAGATTTTATTAGAGAATTTCAAGATAAGGTTAATTGGCATTTAATATCGGAATACCAAAAATTATCTGAAGATTTCATTAAAGAATTTCAAAATAAAATAGATTGGTGTTGTATATCGGAGCATCAGAAGTTATCTGAAGAATTTATAACTAAATTTAAATATAAAGTCGATTGGAAAAAAATATCTCAATATCAGGTATTATCTAAAGATTTTATTATTAAATTTAAAAGTTTTGTGTATTGGGAAAACATTCAAAAATATCAAGATGCATATAAATCCTGTAGTGGTGTTTATAAAAGATACAAAACAAAATACGAAAAACTTAAACGTCAAAAATCTTGGGATGAGGAATCTTTAGTTTATCGTAATAATGGATGTTCATGTTATAATTCCGCATATGGATTAATTGCCGAACGTGATGAAGATTTAGAATCTATTAAATACATATTAAATTCAAACCGCTATAACACATGGGAAAATATATTAAAGGAGAAATGATAAAATGCTAATAGCAAATGATACTGACAGATGGGATTTTGAAAAATCCGAAAAATTTATTAAAGATAATTTACAACAAGGTGATGAAGATGTAATATATTCACAGGCAGAATATTTAAAAGTGACAGAAGATTTTGCTAGAGAATTTAAAGATAAACTAGAAATAGAATTATTTTGTATCTGCGCCGAGTTATCAGAGGATTTCTTACGTGAATTTAAAGATGAATTCGACTGTGTGGATTGGATCAATATATCTTATTTACAAGAACTATCAGAAGATTTTATTCGTGAATTTCAAGATAAAGTTAATTGGACCGGCATAACAATGTGTCAGGATATATCTGAAGATTTCATACGTGAATTTCAGGATAAAATAGATTGGGATGCTATGCCAGTTGATAAATTATCTTATGAATTACTTGATGAATTTGAAGACAAATTTGATTTGGGTTGATTGAGGTTTTATAAATGAAAGAAATAAATATAGAAAAATTACAAAGCTTAATTGATGACACATCATATGAAATTATTAATTGGAATTATATGGTGACAAATTATTATTTACCTGAAGATTTATTAAATGCTATTATAAAAAATACTTCTAAAGGTCTGGACTTAATTAAATCAATACTACAGCATCAAAAACTATCACAAGATTTTATTAAAAAATATATTAATGATTCTAATTATAGCTATAAAATATCATTAAATAAAAATTTATCTGAAGAACTGATTACTGATCTTGATGATGCTAAAATTAATTGGGATAATTACTTTTCAACCCATAAATTATCTGAAGATTTTATTAGGAAATTTAAAGATAAAGTATCTTGGACGACCATAATAAATACCCAGGATTTATCTGAAGATTTTCTTATGGAATTTAAAGATGAAATTAAATGGCATGATATTATTACAGAAGTATATAAAAATTTACCTAAAAATATTATTGAAAATATTAAGAATAATATAAAATGGGATGATATATTTTATTATACACTTACAGAATGGGATGAAATTAAAAAGTGTATGCCAAGTAAGCATGAAGACTTTATTAGAAAATTTCAAGACATGCCATTTAATTGGAAATATATTTTTATATTAGGTAGTTATAGTGGTTTTAATCTATCTAGTAAATTTATTAAAGAATTTCATAGTAAAGTTGGTTGGGCTTTTATAATTCCAAGATATAAACTAAGAGCAAATTTTATTAGAGAATTTAAAAATGAATTTACATATAGCGATTTAAAATTACTACATCGCTATCAAAAAATGTCATCAGATCTTAAGTATGAATTGCATAAAACTATTAAACCACCTGCACCAGAAAACCCTTATGCTCCAAGACCAGCAAAACGAGCAGAAGATACTAATGCATAATTATGGATGGGCTGTAATTACAGCCCATCTAATTCCAATAAAGTATTTTATTTTTGCAAAAGGTTTGCCAGTAGGATAACCCTACTGGCAATTTCATCTTAATTATAAAATCATTTTATAATTTATTATAAAAGACAAAGAACCTTCTTATACAGTGTATAAAACTTTTTACTTTTACCTTTATTATATTGTCAGTATTTTATTCTCATCAAATTGAACTTTTAGGCCTAAAACCATAGCATGATGAGCAATTGCCATCTTTTCAGCAGGAATATTGATATTATCATAGACAGAAATATCAACTCCGTCCTTTAATCCGGCATAGATTTCATAAAGCTGATCTTTATTATAACCAGCATTTACATACTTGGTTAAATCAAAACCTTCAGCCAATGCAGTAACAGCCCAGTTGGAAATCACATAAGGAATTTCAGGATTAAAATACGGATGCAACTGTTCTGTGGTTAAACCATGGGAATAACCTGTAAGAAGAATCTGCATCTGAGTTGCATTAAGATCAGTATTAAGAAAACCAGTTGTCCAAATTTCTTGATTTTCTTTAGCAGATGTAAATACTGATACTAAAAGTTGCAACTGCTCAGTATCAAAATTGCTAAGTACTTCTTCAGGTATTGCACAATTAACTATTAGATGTGTCGCATTTTCAATCCATCCTGATGAGTATTTAGGGTTATCCAAGAGTTTCAATTGTAAATTTTTTTGTTCCATTTTTGATAGTCTCCTTTCAATAGATTTTATTATAAAGTAAAGTTTATTTTATATTTGTAATATTTTTCTTTTTATTTAATTTCCTCCATTTTGCTTAGGTTGGCGAAACATTACAATAAAATCTAACAAAAGGAGGTAAAATAAAATGGCTTATAATCAGCCACCTAATATGATGGGTGCAGGTCCAGCCTACGGTAATATAATGCCAGGTAGAGCTGTGGTAAATCCAGGTCAACCGCCCCCTCAGGCTATGCCTAGAAAAAGACCTCAACAAATAAGAACTATATATGCTCAAAAAACTACTAAAAATAAAAGTTTTTTAGATATGCATCATTATCTTAAATCTATTGGAATTAAGAATAATGAGTTCATGTTAACACTTATTGATCCAGATCTTGATGGAATAGATCCTCATGATCCTAATTTAAATTCATATTATAAACAAAAAGTATTGCGAGAATGCTTATGTAATTATTGGTATTTCATCAGAGAAGTAGTAAGAGTTCCTTCATCTGGTAAACCAAGAATGTATAAATTAACTAGAGCCAATCTTGCATTAAACTTTTGTATGTGTTTAAACCTTAATGTGTTTGAGGAAATTCCTCGTCAGCAAGGTAAGACTGTATCTGTTGCGATTAGATTATTATATATTTATAATTTTGGCACTACAAACTCTAAGATGGCTTTCTTACATAAGAACATGGACGGTGCTAAGGATAACTTACAGACTCTTAAAGATATTAGAGATACTTTACCTCCATACTTAATTATGAAAGAAAGAATGTTACCAGATGGTAAAGTAGATAAGGGTAAGAATAATACTAATGAAATAGTAAACCCATTTAATAATAATGCTATTAAAGCATATGCTTCAGCTACTAATAAAGCTAAAGCGGCATCGTTACTTAGAGGTAAGACACTTACACTCATGTGGTATGACGAGTATGGCTTCTTACCATATAATGATGTAATCTACATGAATGCAGCTCCTGCATTTAAGACAGCTTCTATGATAGCAAAACAAAATGGTGCTCCGCATGGTATTGTTATAACAACAACACCTGGCTTTATGACAACTCCTGAAGGTCAGGAAGCTTACCATACTAAAGAGATGGCTACTAAATTTAGTGAATCTTGGTATGATAAGACTTATAATGAATTAATTAGTATTATTAATGCAAATACCAAATCAGACTTTATATATATTAAATACACATATCAGCAATTAGGCTGTACTGAAGAATGGTTTAATGATGTATGTAAACTTCTTAAAAACTCATGGCCGGATATTCGAAGAGAAATCTTGCTTGAATGGGCTACTGGTGTTGAAAACTCACCATTTAAAGAAGAAGATCTTGACACAATCAGCGGTCTTTTACGACAGCCAATTAGCGAAGTTTACTTACTTGGTAAATATCGCTTTGAAACTTATCTCCAAGCAGATACTAGAACTTACCCTGCATTGATAGGTGTCGACGTATCTGGCGGTTATAAACAAGATAGCTCAACCATTACTGTAGTAGACTCATTGTCAACCAAAGTACTTGGTTGTATGAACTGTAATTATATTAGTACTCTTGATTTGGCAAGATGTATTGAGTTTATTGTTAAGAATTGGATGCCTAATGCTATCGTCAATGTAGAACGAAACGGTGGTTTCGGTGCTACTGTTATAGCTAAGCTTATGAAGATGGGTCTTAAGAGAAATCTTTATTATGAAATAAAAGATATTGTTGTTGAAGAACGACAAGATGGTGTTCATTCATATAAGCAAAAGGTTCGTACAAAAGTATATGGACTTACATCTACCAAAGCAATCAGACAACTTCTTATTGATATATTACTTGAACGTGTAGAAAATCATAAAGATAAAATCATATCTCCAATTATCTATAATGAATTATTAGGTATGGAGATTAAGCGTAATGGTAAGATAGAACACTCTGCTAGCACGCACGATGACCAGGTATTCTCAATGTTAATGGCTCTTTATATGTGGTATGAAGGCGTTAATATGGCCGAACGTTTTGGTATGAAAAAGACATCTATTAAAACTGATGATGAGATAGATGAGCAGATTGATTACTATAATGATGACACTGTAGAAATTGTAGAACACTTCAATCAACAAGATGAATTACATGAAGAAATAGAAAAAGATCTACAATCTGCAATTGCTGCAGGCGGTACTAGAATGCAAGACTTTATAGAGCAACGTAGAGCTGAAGAAAAAGCTAAATTCGAAGCTCTTGTTACTACACCTTTGGGTGAAAAAGCATATAGACAGACTTATAATATTCCAGATAGTGTTCCATTAAGTAATTATTTTAATGATGCCAATGGATTCACTGTACCTGATTCTGTATTATTAGGATTCTATGCTGATGGAAATGCTATATTTGATATGACGGAAAGAGTAAGTGTTTCTGTAGCATCTGATGATAATCTTGGAGCTTTAGAAGATGGAGAATATAGATACCAGGATCACTTTAATTTCTAATTAAAATACTTTATTAGAGGAGGATAATTCCTCCTCTATTATTTTTTGAATTTTATATAAAAAAGTACAAGTATATAAAATATAAATTTAAGGAGGTACCCTTTATATGAATATGGGAAGTGTTGAGCCATATCGTATTAATAATGAGTATAATATTAGTGAAATTTTAGCTCATTTTGGCTCTGAATATACAATGCATGCTCTTGAAGATAAGTTAGATCATATAGATTATACTTCATCACTTATCGAACCTAATTTTGTTAGTGCTTATGAAAATAATTTTAAACTTATGGAAGAAGAATATCCTGGAGATAGTTTAAATATCAGATCAGTGCGAGAAGAAGTATATAGAGATATTATTAATCTTTTATGTAAAAAATTTAATTTATCTTTTAATAGTGCAGATGATACAATTGATTTATACACAGCAGCATATTATTTGTATGATTTCTTAGTTTGTAATAGAAATAATATTATGGTTAATTTCTTTACAGCATTTATTATAAATAATAAAGATACTCTATATAATATTTTAACACAAGAGGACTTAAAAAAGAATAAAGATAGTTCTTCAGCATACGGAAAAAGAGTTTATGTTGATCCTAAATATATTGCAATTAGTGCAAACATTCCTAGAATTATAAACTATATTAGCACATTTGATATTCAGCTTAATAATATTTTCCAAAGCACATATGTAGATTTTAATATAGTGCAATTTCTTGATAATGCATTTGCTGACAATGGTAATTTCTTTAAAGATTATTATTGTAGCGTTGTAAATAATATAGAAATGGCACCAATTATTATTATAAATATAAGACTTGCATTACAACGTCTTGTTGGAGATATTAGTGCATCACATATTGATGAGCTTATAACATCAGATACAATAGAAGAAAATAAATAAATTATTTTAAGGAGAATAATTTTATGAACGAAGAAATTAAAAATGAAGAAGTAAATACAACTCTTACAGATGAACAGGTTCACCATATTTATACTGAATTATCTGATGTAGATAAAGAAAGTATGGATAATTTAGCAGCTGCTAAAAAAGAAACAGAGGAAACTGTTTATACATCAGAGGATAATACTGAAATAACTGAAGAATTTATATCTGGAGTTACTATATCTGAAGTTGAAGACATTAAAGAAAATGAAGAAGATGTAAAAGATGCTCTTAGTGGATATGATTTAGATAATGAATCTATGATGCAAATGCTAAATCTTATCAATGATTATAAAGCCGGTAAACAAACTAATTTATATTCTAAATTACCTGAATCTTTTAAGAAACTTGTTGATAATATGGTAGCAAGTGAAAATGTACCTAAAAATCAAAAAGTAGCAATGAGAAATGAAGCAGCTAAAATACTTATAGATAGCTTTATTAATGATGCTAAAATGTCAGCCACTATAGATGAATTTTCCGCAGAATTAAACACTGCCATATGTGAAATGAATTCAGAATATGATAAAATGATTTCAGATGCAATGGATGAAACATTTAGCAAAATAGAAGAAATCAGAGCAGAAGATCCAGAACAAGCTGAAAAATTGGAATCGATTAAAAATGCATTTGATAATGCTTTAACATTTGACAAACAGCTTGAATGGATTAAAATGATGCCAGCAAATGCTCTTAAAAAACTAGCAGATAAAGAGTACAGTAATTACGTTAGACAATTCAACACAAGAGTAAATAACAATACTTTTGGAGTTACAATTCCCGATGTTAGTGAACTTCTTCCTATAATTAAAGCTGCTTTTGATGGTAAATATAGTGGTAATACTATTAAAAAGTTTATATTAGCAATATGCAGAACTTCTGCTAATCCTAATGATCTTGCTGGTACTGCATATAATTATAGAATAGTTTCTAGTATTTACAGATATAAGTTTACAGCAATAGACGAGAAAGGTGAAATTATCTTTAGGAATATCTCCAAGGTTATTGAAGAAATCTAGGGAGGTAACTTAGTATATGTATAGTCATATTATAAATGGTCATTACATGTTTGGTAATACATTTATTCAACCAGAAATGTATAGATACAATAAAATTCGCCATCATTATATGGCACCTGCTAAAAGGCCTATGCCGCCATATCCTGATATGGTTAATAGACCAATTCAATGCCCTAATGCAGGTGCAGCTGGATGCTGTTTGGCATATGAGGATAATGGTACTAAAGTAGATGCACCATATACAGATTCTAATAAAGACGGTGCTAATAAATGTGCTGATTGTAAAGATTGTCCATTCTCATCAGATGGCATCATAAGAGATCCTTTATTAACAAATTTAGTTAATATAGAAACTTCTGTAGTGAAGACTCTTAAAATTACTTTATATGGAACTTCAACAGAACAGGATAAAACTATTGAGATGAAAACAGGTGGTCGTTACGCTGTTACATATATAACTGAACATGGCCTTGTAACATCTGTAGGATATCTTGAATTGATTAGCGATAGCGTTCCAGACGAATGCACTAGATATATTAATACTACTAATGCAGCAGCTGTATCTACAGCTTATATAGGAATGGATTGTTCTACTGAAGGGCATTCTGATAAAAGAAAGATTTATATATCTACTATAAGATCTATACAAGTTCTTGCTGAAGGTGAAGAGCCGGAAACTCCAGAAGTTAAATCAATGAGAGAAAGACTTCAATCATTATTAGATGCTATAGAAAAAGGCGAATTAGTATTCTGTGATGATAATTGCGGTGTTGGAACTGAAGAAATTAAACCATCAGATCCTGAAGACAATTATGATGATGGCGATGATGGTTTTGATGTTGAAATTATAGGATAAATATAACCCATAGGGATCACTCCCTATGGGTTAAAATTTCGGACTTTAAAATAAATATAAGAGGAGGTGCTATGCCATGGATTTTTTTAAAACTGTTAAAGATAAAGTTATATTTAGCGGAGATGGCGAGTTAATTTACTATGTTCCTGAGAAGTATTTTGAAATTAAAGCGGCTGAAGCTGTAGGTGAACGAATTGGCACAATAGGTATATTTACATATGCTGTATTTGATAAAAATGGTAAAAGACTATTATTAAAACCATTTAATTGCCCTACAATGATAGAATGTATTCCAAATTCTATAACTAAAGAAGCTAATTATACTTTAGAAGGTACAAAAGAACCTAAAGCATACAGATTACTTCATTTTAAAAATGGCGATGAATTAATTTGTTCCACACAAATACCTGTAGATTTTGCAGTATTGGAAAAGTTTATTAATATATTCAAACGTGGTAATTTACCAGAGAATATTCCTTATAATCAAATACAAGATTACATACTTAAAAATGCAGAATTATGTAAATTTGATTATAAAGTATCAGCTCAAATTATAGGTATGGTTATATCTGAAATATACCGTAGTGAAAGTGATCTTAGTAAGCCATTTCGTATTGCTGATACAAATGATATGCTAGCATACAAAGCAATTTCTATAGATAAGGTTCCAAAGTACACTTCTGCGTTTACTGCGGTAACCTCTGATAACGCAGATGAAGCTATTGCAGCTGCTATGACATCTAAGACTCATAAGGATTCTCCATTAGAGAAGATAGTCATGGTATAGCGGCTTTTATAAACATATCAGTAAAGCTAACGCTTTAGTTTATTTATAAATAAATTAAAAACAACTATAAGGAGGTAATACCAATATGAAGGGTTATCCTAAATCTCGTTTTGAGATTGTTAATCAGTTACAAACTCAGACTATAGATACCACAGCTTCAGGTAATAATATTGCTTTGTATATGCAGCTTTATACAAGTGATAAAGGTTCTGAAGGTTGGGAATTATTAACTGGATTTGATGGATTTACAAAAACCAAAGGTGGTATGAGTTTTGCTAAGCATGGTCAGGCACAGCTTACTGTAGCTCAGGCACTTAGAAGCGGAGCCTATGTTTTAGGTAAACGTTTAGTTAGTGACGATGCAGCTCTTGCTAATGTTACTGTTATGGCCAGAGTAGTAAAAACTAGCAAACTTGAAATTGGCGACGGTACTGCAACTAATAAAGGCGATACATCAAATGTTTATTTCTATACAACTTCTGTTGCAGGTTGTACAGATTTTGAAAAAGCTTGTGAAGATGGTGTAAAGGGTAAGAAAGATGTTAATGACATTCCGTTACTTACTATTACCGCAATGGGTCGTGGTGTAAGTGCAGCTAGCATTCGTATTGCTCCAGAATATTCTGTATCTAGAAATAGAGGCAATGCAAATTATGCTAAATATTCATTTGAAGTAATTGAAAATAATGAAACACTTGAAAACATCATCGTTTCAATGAATCCCGACATCATTACAAATGGTGCAGCTCAAGGCTTTAATCCTAAAATTAGAGCTAATTCTAATCAGGTTCGTGTTAAATTATATGATGAGGGAGTATACGCTTTAGTTTCAAAACTTGCTGAAACAGCTGTAGACGCTAATGGCGAAAGCATCCCTGTTGCAGGTTTAATCAATCTTGATTTTATTAATGGTTGTGATCTTAAGGGCAATCTTATTTCTGGTATTGCAACAGCTGGAGAAGAACATAGTGTATGGGAAAGCAATAGACCCGAAGATATCATAGATGTTTTATGTGATTTATCAGCTATTACAGGTATTCAATTAAAGAATGGTTCATATGGTGCAATGGGTAGTGTTCCTATGAACAACACTGATGAAATTGAAAAACTTATGCTTGAAGCTATCACACCACCCGCAGATCGTGAAAATTCAAAATTTGATACAATTATATATGATTTAGATGCATATAAAATTGATTGTACCTTTGACTGCGCATGGTCTAATAAAGTTAAAAACGCTATTATCGATCTCATTGATTTTAGAGGCGATATGGTATTCTTAACTGACTTGGGTAAAGAAGCAAATTCACTTTATGGTATTAAAGAAATTGTTACTGGATATAGAGAAGGAGATGAGACTTCTGGTATTAAACCCAGCAATAACTCAGTTCTTTACCACAACTATTTCAATATTATTGATCCTTTCTCAAAGAAAGAAATCACTGTAACAATGCCCTATCTTCTCATTGATAAAATGACAAATCATATTGCTAAGGGTGTAGGTCGTCCGTTTGCAGGCATTGCTAATAACATCGTATTCGATGGTATTATTGAAAATTCTGTAAACTTCTTCCCCGTATCAATTCCTGGTCTTGATGAGAAACAAGAGCTTGTAGAAATGAATGTAAACTATCTTAGTTTATATGATGGTGTTCCTGTAATGGAGACCATGTATGTAAATGATACAACATACTCACAGTTATCTTACTTGCATAATATCATGCTCGTTCAGGATGTTATTAAAACTATCCGTACTAAATGCCCTCAGACTCGTTATACATTCCTTGATGGTGACGATTTAGAGACATATATTTCTGACGTTCAGGCAATTGTTAGAGAATATAGTTCTTCGTTTAAGAGCATTTCTTGCGAATATATGGCTGACGAGAGATATGAGCAGAATAATATATTCTATGCAGTACTTAAAGTACAGTTCAAGAACTTCATTCAGGAAGAGTACTTTAAGATTATTGCTATTTCTTAAGGAGGTGAACGAATATGGCTATTAAAAGAGATTGGACAGTAACAAACCCTGCAAATGCGAATGTTATGGATCAGAATAAGAAAGTAAGTTCATTATTTGAAAATACTAAAGATTTTAAAGATGTGACTACTTATCGTCTTATGAGAGGTGTTCCGGACTTTGGCTCTCTCGTTCAGTTTAATCCTTATGAAACTGGTTATGCTGCATTCATTATTTGTCAGATTCCTAAATTCATGGAGAAATTGGCATCTAAGGATGCAAACTATAATAAGTTAGTTAATAACTGGGCTCATATTATCGAATATGAATTCAAGAGCTTTGATGGTCTTGATAACCTTTCTGCAGATACTATTACTCTTGGCGATGAGTTAAATAGCATTAACGTAATTTCTAGAATTAATGGTATGAATGCTGCAGAGTTTACTCTTGGTTATGAAGAGAAATCTGGTAGTCCTCTTACAAAGTTTGCTAAATTATATCTTACTGGTATTAAGGATCCTCGTACTCAGGTTAAAACTTACCATGGTTTAATTCACTCTGGTGAGATGGAGCCTGGTTTCGAAAACGAAGTATTTACATTCCTCTTTATCAATACAGATAACACAATGCGTAAAGTTGAAGCTGCATACCTTCTCTTAGGTTGTCAGTTAAACTCTGCTGACCTTGATATGTATAACTACACCAAGGGTGATATCGGTAAGAGAGATGTTAACGTTAAGTTTAGTGGATATCCTGTACAGTCTACTAAGATTGATAAAGCTGCTCAGGCTATGTTAGATTATCTTCTTAGCGCTGAAGCTGGAGCTCGTCAGATTATCGTTAATAGCGATGAATACAATTACACCGGTATTAATGAAATTGGCAAGACTCTTGATAGATACGCTGGTACTGGCAGAGCTAAAGATCTTGGTATCGAAGTAACTGGCACAGAGTATGATGTTGCAACATACACTGGTGTTGAAGCTATTACTGAGTAATTTACTAAAATTATATAAATTATTCCCCATGGGAGCAATCCCATGGGGATATATTTTCTTTAAGCTAGATTCTCAGGATTAGATATTGTATCTTCAGTGGCACCTTGTTTTGCTTTATTTATAATTTGTTTGATAACATCCATATTTAAGTATGATCCTAAGTGATAGATTTTAAGTTCTTTTGCAAACTTAGCTTTAATCACTTCATTAGGCTCGTCAGCCATTATAATATTAGTAACGTTTTCACAATAATCACTAGTATTAGTAATAAGCTGACCTGAGTTAATCATATTCATAAATAACGGAGGAGGTAATGTTACAGTTATCTGATCATTACAACCATATTCAATATCATAAATCTTAGTATATAACGGAGCTATTACTTTTTGGAACTCTCCTTGACGGCTATAAGTAAATCTTAAAAATTTAGAGTTAGCCATAGTAAGCTGCATTGCATAGTCTGGAGATAAACGTGCTTGGATTATTTCCATTGGCACACCAGTAACGCTAATAGCAGACTCTTCAAGAAGATTAAGCAAATCAGTTTTAATTTCAATTTGCTGACCCTGAATAACTTCAACATCAATCGGAGACTGACCATCATTGCCACGGGGGATGATATAGTCGTTAAATCTACCAGTAATATTAAGAACTGAATTAATATTTTCAATCTGTCTGATACCAAAATTGGATTTCTTAATTTCATTAATTGTTTTTAATAAAGTTTTAGAAATATTAGATTCAACAGATTGTTTTACATAATAAACACGCTTATCGTTACCGCGTGTCATAACACCTAAACAGTTAGTAATATAAATAGCAACCCATAATTTAGCAGGAATTAAACTAAGATTAAGATCACTAATACCTCTACCAGTATCTTCATCAAGGTCAAAATAAATATGATGAATATCTTCAGGTGGAATATAACTAACACGAATATTATTAGTAGAACCAGCAGCGGCATTAAATGAATCATTATATTTAAGGATATAATAAATCTCTTTTTTAAGATCCTGATTGGCATTGATAAACTTAGCATCAATTTTATCTGCCAAGTTATTGGCAATGCTTCTTAATAGTTCTTCTCTTCTTTGTATAGAATCAAATGCTTCTGATCTACCATTACTTCTTAAACCAGTAATAGTATTAACCATTCCAGTTGTTGTATGTCTTTCTTCAAATAATGCTGCTTGATCATCAAAATCAAAATAGTAATATCCTAAACAAATATCATTAAGAATTATAGGAGTTACTCTTTCACGCTTAAGAATTTTAACTATACAGCCATTCATGTCTTTAATGTTAGAATTTCCTTTATTGGAAGTATAGAGTCCGTCAGCTGTCGTATCATCCTCGTTAGGGAGCTGTAAATCATCATCGAGCACTCGATCAAATTTATGGTGTGCAGGAATTTTTGCCCCCATTTCAAGATCATGATTCATTGAATTGTCAAATGCATATGGTTTACCATCATTAGCAATTGAATCAATTCCTTCTGTAATAACATCAGAACTGCCATTAATAGCTAATTCCATTAAGTATTGCTCTGTAAGAGATTGCTCTCTTACTACTTTTCTTTGTTCTCTAGCAGACTTTTCATTTTCAACAATAGAAGAAATTATTCCATTTTCTATTTTAATATCAAAATTAAAATTATCTTCTGTTTCGTTAAGCTTATAATCATTAGAAGATGAAACCTTTACAGGTTCAAATTCAGATATACCACTTTCAATAAGTACTTCTCCAGATTCAAAATTTGTTCTAACTTTAATATTTCTATCATCTGTAGTGGAATTTTTTCTATCTATAAGTTTTCTTATAGCTTTACTATACGGAACGCAGTATACAAAAGTTTCGCCATATTTAGAAGTCTTTTCATAAATCTCACTTGTTAACTTAAGCATATTATAACGATTTTTCATATCGTTAATATTTCTTGCAAACTGTTCCTCAGATTCTCTAGTTGGTGACAATTTAGATTCTATATTAAGAAAATCTTTTGAAAAGCTATCTGATGCTAATATATTATCTCTAATTGTATCTAGAGCTTCTTGAAGTTTAGGCATATATCTTAATACCTCATCAATTTCAGTATCAACAGCCTTAATCCATCTATTGTCTAAATATGAACTTGTTAAATTATTAATAAATTCATTATCACCAAATATACGTTCAAACTCTTTTACAGTATCTGGATCTCCCTGAGAACTTAAAAGAAGTCGTTCATATAATCTAGATATATTAGGCTCGCCAATATTATCAGAGTTAACATTCATTATATCTTTAATAGATGTAGTTATATCTGTTTTTATAGCCTGTAATTGATCTTTATTATGCGGGTCTGCAAAATATGTTGTGCGGTACATATCATCCATATTACCTTGAACAAGGGTAGCTAATCTACGCAATACACCTGTACGAGGTTTCTGTTCATTTTGTTGTGAAGGCATAATAACACACTCCTTTCTTATAATTTATTCTCATGTTCGCCATTGGCTAAAATACCTAGGTTGTGGGTAATATACCCACAACCGTATTTATTGTACTTTTATAAAATTTATATAAGTTATTATATTAAATTTCTTTTTACTAATACGAAATCTTGAAATAAATGTATGAATCAAGTCAGGTTGAAATATTTGTAAGTATAATTTATCACTTTTTGTAGTTGGTAATATTGATGAGAATAAAGTCATATAATAACCTTCATAAATTACACTAGCAGCACCATCTGCTTTGCTCATACTTTGAATTTTACTTAAAATTTCAGGTATTTCAACTTCATTAATGGCTATTTGAGTTGTATTATCAATTGATATGGCATATTTATATTTATTATAAGCAAAAGATATTATTCTTTGATCAAGACCAATTAATAATTCTCCCCCACCAACTGTTCTAAGAGTTGTATCTATAGAATCAAATTCAAAATCTGATTCTATAGATATAGTTTTAATAAATGCAGATAATGAACGCTGATTAATTATAATACCATTAAAATAATTATTTATGAAATTGCTATCTAACAAGACATAAGTTACTATATATTGAATATTATCAAGTCCAATTATAGCATTATCAATAAGAACAAAATCTTTTTGTTTTAAAGCTTTAGCAGCTTCATTAATATATACTAATTCACTGGTTGTTATATTCAAATTTACTCATCCTTTCTTGCTTATAGCACATTTCTCTACCAACAGAATTATCCACAATTATACACATTTCTCTCTTATTTTTATTAGGAACTATAGTACACATAATTCTACCACCATTAATAGTATCACTTGAATATAATCCTCTCATTGGAGCTTTAATGGTTGAAAAATATTTTATTATATCATAATACATATCCAAATAGCCTGCAAGATTAAGATATCTTTGACAAAAATTAAGTCTATCATGAGATATGAAATCTTCCATAAACCATACTGTTCTATCATAATATGGATTATTAAATCTATTCTCCTTAGGATCAAGAACTTCAGGGAAGAATACTTTACCATGCTGTGTCATCGGGCTCATATTAGATTCATCAATTATAGACGGATACAGACTCTTATAGTCAAAGTCATCCAGATTATCACATAACATTGTCGGACGACCATCTATTTTAACTCTAGGTTTCTCACTTACTAAAGTCGGATCGGCTACAAATGCACCTGCAAATCCAACTTTTTCATTGCTCTTATTAGTATTGCATCCAAGAATATAACCCATATTTCTAAAATCTTTAACACCACGATTAACAAGATAAGTTGTCTGTCTATGAACTTTAGAATATCTTGTATTTGTAGTCATAGCTTTAGAATATACAAAGTCTATATCATTAACTTTATTTTCTATACATAACTGAACAATTGTATCCATAATATTATAGAAAACAAAAGTTCTATAATCTAGATAAGGAAGTTTAGATATATTAGTTGTAATATTAGAATAATCAAGTTTCTTAACACCTGCTATTAATCCACCAACATAATCAAGTTTAAATGATGCTATTGCTCTTTGACCTTTACGACGAGATGCAAATGTAACTAATTGATCTATATATACAGAATATGAAGATACTTGAGCATAATCTCCACGTTCTTCAAACTTATCAGCCCTCTTATCAACGTAATAATAACATTCTTTAACCTTGAAATCTTTATGACAAATAATTTCACATGGATCATATCCAAGATTAATAATTCTTTGAATAAGATACGGTAAGTCGAATGGCATGTTCCATGCTATTGAAAAATCTGGTTTAATTATATTGATTACATTAAATGCATCAGTTAATAATTTTATTTCTTCATCATAAAACATGATTTTATATTCAAATGGATCAAGACCTAAACGATGTTCTTGTTTCCAACCACCAACTGTATCTTGAACAAATTGCTTTATTTTTATAGGTATATCTTTTTCCGTTTTAAATAAATCAATTAATGGATTATTGTAATTATCTAAAAGTAAAGTATATACCTTTTTATTAATATCATCAACTAATGTTATGGCGTTTACAGGACATTCTCCAGGTTCAGGAAAATCTCCTCTCATATCAATAGTATCAGCCTCGATATCGAAGTACAATTTAGTGGGTTTAAACTGTTCATTTTTATATAATAAATCAAATCTATATCTATAAAAATCTTCAATATGCATATCAGCACCAAATATAGAAGGTATCTGAAATAACTTATCATTATCTCTAGCATTTCCTGTACGAAGATTATCATAAAAGAACTCAAGATTACCAGTTCTCTCAGCTATATCTTTTTTCAAATCATTATATTTACAAGTAACTTGATAAACATCTTTTTCTTCAATACATAATTTATTATAATCTACAGGTACACCTTCATTTGTCATCCAATAAGTATATTCTGGTTCGGAAATATGTTGGACTTTCTTTTCCATAGTATCCATATCTTTATAAATTATATCTATACTATCTTTTCCATATTTTCCAGTCTCAATATCTTTTTTAGGTTTATGATATATTATATTTAATAGAGATATATTAGCACCTATGGGATAACCTTTAATAAATGATTTATCCATAATTTTACCTCCTAATTTACATTATTTCATTGTACTAGACTTTGTTTAATCGTATAAACCGACGTATTTTGGCAATTAACATAACTATAATGATTAGGCATAACACCCCATAAAACCAAATCATTTTTATATATCTTCTTGCCAGATTTGTGTGTTGTGTGTAGTTTTTCGTTTTTGTAACTTTGCTCGTAAAAGGCATAGTGAAAACTCCTTTTTATCATAAATTTCCTCTTAAAATTTTAGCATATATACCGTACTCGTGCTGTGGGGTGGCACGAGTATATTTTGTGCTTTTTTATTTCACAAACAAAAAAGTAAAATCTTAAAGGAGGTTCTTTAACTATGTCTTTTAATATTAATAAATTTGTTAAAGATTCTAACGAATATTCAAATCACGATCTCAAACAAGAAGTTGCTGTAGTTGTTGAAACAGTAGACGAAACAAAAAAGAAAAAAAGCAAAAAAAGTGATTCTACAGAAATTGTTAAATCGCAATCAAACTCTACAATTGTACCTGCTACTAGTATGAGCTATATTCAAGAAAACATACCATATGCTGGTGCGTATGTTGAAACCAATCAACAGCTTGATGAAACTATAGCTCAATTAAATATGCTTGGTGCTGAAATAGTTACCGAATTGAATATGGTTCGTAGCAATAAAACTCTTCGTAACAAATATAGTATTGTTAATGAAATGACTCAAACTGCTACATCTATTTTAGGTACCAAACTTTCAGCTATTAAAGAAAAGAATTCAACAATTAATAGTATCAATAAACTTGAACTTGATAGACTTAAACAAGTTAAAGTTTCTGCATCAGAAGAAGATGATAACGCTAGAATTGCAAATCTTTATGATGCATTTATCAATACACCTATTGGCGCTGGTCCTGGAATTCTTGGTCCATCAATGCAAGATATTATGGCTGGAGGACAAACAGGTCCATCTGTTCCTATGATGTCTCTTGGTAGCGATCAGCAAATGTGGGAAGCTGGATTAAATCCTGCAGAAAATAGAATGTTACTTGAAGCAAAAGGCGCAATTGAAACTGTTGTAATGTATGATTCTACAACTGGAAATCGTTGGTTTGAAGTAGTTGATAAAATTACCCGCCAACCAGTTCCAAATGTAGAAAAACCAGATAGCTCTTATATATATGATCTTGATATTAATGTGAGAGGTGGATTTGCTAAAGACGGTAATAGATCAGTAACATATCCTCTCATCTGTATTAATGGTGGAGATACCAGTATAACAGAATATTAATTAACATATTTATAAATCACGTAGTGGTTTCATAGTTTTGTTTCCTTTCTTTATTCTAGATTCTATGAATAGACATTATCATAGAATATAGAATACAAAATCAACACAAGAAATATTTTTGTCATTTTACACTCTCCTTAAATAGACGCCCGTAGGGTTGGTCCCTACGGGTGCCTATATTGTTTTAATATCTCCAAATTACATTACCGCCATAGTTAGCTCCAGGTACATCTTTAAGCATAATAATATCTGCAAGTTCAGATATTAATTCGCTATTATGGGATATAATAAAACATTGTTCACATCTAAGAATATTCATAAGATTATCTAATAAAGTCATAAAATAAGATCTATTAGAACCATCTAATGAACCATCCATTTCATCAAGAGATATCACATTATATCTACTCTGAGATTGATATAAAATTGAATATGATAATATCATACTTATCATTGATTTCTGAGCTGTAGACATAGAACTTATATCATCATGCATTAATCCAGAACCTAAACATGGAATTCTAAATTCTTGCTCATTAATAACAAATGGTTGTAATGCAAATTCACCATCAAATAACATGGCTAATAACTCATTTGCAGTAGATAATATTTTATTCATATATAATTGCATATATAAAGTCTGAATTCCTGTAGATGAAGATGAATAATATTTAATCTTTTCTATCTTAACGAACTTATCTTGATATTCTGCTAATTCTTTTCTATAATCAACAAGCATTACCAATGAGTGTCTAATATTATCTCTTTCAGTTGTAAGTGATTTTATATCATTTATTATAGTATTATTATTAGCATTTAATTTACCAAGTTGTATTTCAAGTTCATTTAATTCAGATGTATTAGAGTCAAGTGTTGATTTTATTTTATTTAATTCTTCCTGTCTTTGTTCTGATGGCATTAGTGAATCATTAATTTTAGAATATAAATTTGATACCTTTTGTTTGGTAGATTCTAATGTTTCTAATGATTGTTCTATCTCATTGATAGAATTATTATCACTATCTAACTCATTAGCAACTTCATCTAATTTTTTAGATAAATCTTCAATATCAATTAAAATAGATTCTATAATATTATTTCTAGATTCATATAATTTATATTCTGCTTCATATTTCATCAATTGCTCTTTTGCAACTTTATATTCTTCAATCATATTTCCACAGTCTACAAATTTATATAATTCATCAATATCTTCAAATTTATCCATTTCACATACTCTATATAAAAAAGTTTGTTGAAAGTCTTTTCTTATAGGAAGTTTCTTAATAAATCCAATTTTAGAATTGAGCTCCCTTTCAATATTTGTTATATATGATAATATTTCGGAATACCTATTAAATTGCTCAATCTCATGCTCTATAAATAATATTTCTTTATTCATATCATTTATTTCATTTTCTAATCTAATCATTTCAGCTTCTGGATATTCTAGATTAGCTTTAACTGCAGATTCTATATATGGACAATTATCAATTTTACAATTCTTTGGTCTATTAACTAACTCTGATGCTAATTCTCTTTTAGAAACAAATTTTGAATACTGTTTATTTAACTCATCACATTTACTTCTAAGAGAAGTTAATTTTTCTTTATATGACGGAATAGCTCTTATATAACCAACAACATCATTTCTATTATTAATTACTTGAGATATATCAACTAAAGAATATGAGCTAGATATATTATATGCAGATTCTTTTAAGTACTTAAGAGATTCCATAGCAGAATCAAACTCTGTCTTAGTAATAATATTAATATTGCTTAATCTCATTTGTTTAAAAATTTCATCATATTCAGCAATAATTCTTCTAGCTTCTTCTGTAATTTGTTTTATATCTTCATAATTATAATCTGATTGAAGAGCATTTAATTGCTCTTTTTTAGATTGAAGACTTTTAAACTCAGATTCTCTTCTAGTTAATAATACAGGAATCTTTGTTTTTAATGCTTCCCTCTTTGTTTCTAAAGATACAATCTGTTTCTCAATATTATCAAGAAATGGTTTAATTGTATTTATATCCATAATCTTATAGAAAGTTAATTGAGAATTAATGGAAGATTTTACAATTCTTATAGAAGCATTTAAATCTTTAAGCTCGCTAACGATATCATCATAATTATTATCTCTAAGAATCTTAATATATTCAGAAATTTTTAATTTAACTGCAGCAATTGCTTCTATTGTAGTATTCTTCTCTTCTTCAAGAGTTGCTATTCTACCTTCAATATTTTGAAGCTTAGCATTAAGCTGAACTTCATTTCCTATAAAATCAATTTTATAAGTTAATGAATTAATTAATGATTTATAAGTAGAAGCTTTCTTAGTTAATATCTTATTTATATTATTATAAGTTTCAAGATTATGAATAATAGAATTGACCAATTTCTTACGTTCCGCAGGTCTAGAATCAACCAATCCTCTATTTTCTGTAGTAAGCTTAGCTAATGATAAATAGTTACTATCCATATTAAATTCATCATAAAGAATATCTTTACAAGAAGATATATTACCATTAGGATTTAATTCTACTAATTGACCATCAATTGTTTTTGATATGTATCCTTTAGTAGTACCTCTAATACCATTACTATTTACAGGATGTATATATCTAATCACATAATCAATTCCATTTTCAGTCAATACTATTGTTTTTCTAGCTTCTGAATTTGGAATAAAATAATCATTATTATCTGGATTTGGATTTATTGCATTCAGTAAAGTAGATTTACCAGAACCATTTTTTCCTTTAATAATGATCTTATTAGTTATACATTTTGTGAAGTCTATTTTTATTTGAGTTAATCCCATACCGTTATATATACCAGCATAATTATGCAATTCTATACTTTTATATCTCATAAGATTTCCTCCCATCCAAATTATCTTTTTATTTAAATGTATACGGCTTTATATTATCTTACATTTTATTATAAAAAATAATAAGAGTGAGGTAAACCCTCACTCTTTAAATTTATATCCAAATTGTTTTAATGTTTCTTTATGCCTTAACGGTCTTGCATACCCTTTAGTCCAATCAATAATAAATGTATTTTTACAAATAACACATTTTAAATATTCTACATTTCTTTCAGCAAGAAATTCTTTTAATTCGTTTGTATCTTGATTAGAATTATATAATTCCTTATAATCTATAATAGAATTATTTCTATTTCTAGTAAAAAATAACATATCATTTCCGCATATAGGGCATGTGTAAGGATGTACAATTCTACACATTTCTTTAAGTTCCATTTTCATCCCTCCAGTTACTATTTTGTTTGTGAAGGAATGAAAAAAAAATAAAACTATAAGTAGAGGCTGGCTAGGCCTCTACTGCAAATATTTTCTATTCTCAAAGAAAGGTCGAAAGAAATAAGAAAATAAATGTGAAGATTTAATTCCTACCACTTCATTAAATCTTCTTGCTTTTTGCCTAGGTAGAAGCATAACTACCAAATTTTTCACTTGCAAAATACTTACAGGAGGTCGCAACGTGCAACTGGTCGGAGTAGAGAGACTTGAACTCCCGACATCTTGTTCCCAAAACAAGCGCGCTACCAACTGCGCTATACCCCGAGGATCCCCAGTCATAAGGCAAGTGACTGGCTCTTGTTGATAATATTAAATATTTAATTTCCCCGTTATATGACTACCAGATTCCTTTTACTCAAAGGGCTTTGTAGTCTAACCATTTTATTATCAATAATAGGAAGTATCGTTTCCTATAACCCTGCAAATAATGTTTTGCCTTACATTTATTTGCTCCCAAAATATATCTCTATTCCTAACGATACTAGGGGCTGGCGACCTGGATGGGGTTCGAACCCACGACCTCTAGCGTGACAGGCTAGCGTTCTAACCAACTGAACTACCAGGCCGTTTTAAATTAATAAGGCTGTTCATCTCACTCCATTTACTACTGCTGCTGGGTTCCGTCAAGGTATCCATATTTCGCAATTAGATTCCTCCGAGCATTACCTCGTGTACTTTATTTAACTCTAATCACTACCTTCTGTCTGGCTTCGTAGCACCTTACATTTAAGTCGTATTGCTACGACTCAAGTTTGATCTACGTAGGGGATCATAGATCATTTTAAATTTATTAAGGCTGTTCATCAAACTCCATTTACTACAGCACACAGCTGAAAAGTAGTATTACTTATTTTCCACGTTTGAAACGGTCCTTGCCTCATACTATCAGCCACGTAGCACCTTATTAAATTTATTGGCTCCCCAAGTTGGACTCGAACCAACGACTCTGCGGTTAACAGCCGCATGCTCTACCGACTGAGCTATTGAGGAATGTTTAGGGATAAGTGATAGGAGGTTCACGCATGAACCTCCTAGATTATGGGCCCCACGAGCATTCATAATACGATCACTTAAGTGGCTCCCCCTGTTGGACTCGAACCAACGACTCTGCGGTTAACAGCCGCATGCTCTACCGACTGAGCTAAGGAGGAATGTTTATTTGGTCGGTGCGCACCTACTACCTGAAGCATCTGCAACCTTTTAAGCTATTATCGAGGATTTTATAAAACATAATCGCGATAGCAAACATATTATGCAACCGCAATTATATGAGCTCAACCCCGTCAGGTTTCAACCAAATGTAGGCTTTATCCACTAAAAGAAAAAGAAGCATTCTTTAGATTTGCGTTAGCCGCTGTATACGGTAAAACTCTCTGTGTGGCGAACGACATGAGTTGCAAAGCACTTGATCCTACAGCAGTCTCCCACCTTAAAGAGCTAAGCTGCAACGATGTAATAACAAGTGATGTTAAATACAAAAATCCAATAACTTTTGTTAATACATCCAAAATTATTTTAACAAGCAACCATGCGGTTCTACCTTCTAAGAATGCAAAAGGAGAAATGGTGCCGGTGACCAGACTCGAACTGGTACGGTATTGCTACCACAGGATTTTAAGTCCTGGGTGTCTGCCAATTCCACCACACCGGCATTTGTAAAATGTATATAATAAGGCCGTTCATTTCACTCCATTTACTACTGCTCCTGTAATCCTTAGAATAGTCTTTGAGCTCCAAGACGTCTATAGGCTTCGTAGCACCTTATTATATACTAAAAGAAAAGCACATATAAAAGAATTCTTATATACATACACATATATATTATATAATTAAATATACGTACTTTTACATATTCATTATTTTAAATGTTCCTTATCCCATATAATTGTATTTTTATATCTTTATTTAATATATCATTTACTTCATTAATAGGGATGTCACAAACATCGATATCATCAACAGGTTTAAAATGATTAAGTATATGAATAGCAATAATTGCCTGATTCCATCTTTGAATTGTAGCCATAGCTGTAGTTAATAATCCGCCAGGCATAGGTTCTGTTGTTAAATAAAATACTTCAACTATTTTCCTAATAGCGTCATAGTATATAGAATTTCCAATTATAATTTTTAACTTATATGGATCAGTTTCTTCTGGTTCGTTTTCAGTTAAAAAATTAAAATAATCAACAAATATTACAAGTACTTTCTTACCATTGAATATTAAGAAATCATAACACTCTGTAGCATCATTTCCAACCATACCGGTAATAAAACGTACTTCATATTCATCTACTATAATATCACTAATTTTTTGATACTGATTTGAATTTGGATCTTCTTTACATCCATTATTAAGTAGAATTAATTTAAGTATATTATCGATTTCTTCATAATCAGTATCTATATTATAATAGGTAAATCCTTTAAGTAATTCATCATAGAATATCTCTATAGGATTAAACCCGTATTTTCCTTTCATTCAATCGCCTCCATAGGATTTATTACATCATCCCAAGTTGAATCGCCTACTTCTAAAGCATGAGGTGAATAATCAAACATAATTTCTCTTAATCGTGTTAATGGAATAAATCCTTTCCACGTTGGCATCATTTTAAATACTGAATTGCAATTACAGCACATTCCTTCTGCATTATAATCCAATTCAGAATGATCTATAGTTTCTCCATCTGCATTTGTAAGAAACTTTCTAAGTTGACTTTCAAGTACGACAAATTGTTTATGCCCACATTTAGGACAAGCTCCAGAAGGAACAATATTAACCATCTCAATCATAAAAAATTACCTCCATATCAGAATTCATAGGTAGAGAGTTTTAGTACTCTCTACCGTAATATGAATTTTGTAATTTATTTTTTCTGAGGTGGTGTGTATTTAATTTTTCGAATATCGCCCTTGATAAGTACAATAGCATCAGGTTTAGAGTCATTAGGATCTCTAACAATAGATGTGTATCTTTTTGGAACACCTCTAACTGATACGGTTCCAAATGAAGTATTAGGACCGTGTACTTTTATCTGTAAAGCTTCTTCTTCGGCTGAATATACGAAATATCTAAGATACATAGATGATGCATTATTCATAGCACCAGCACCTCCGTTTTTATTAATCAAATCTTTCGTAATACATTAAACCATCACCAAAGATATCAAATCCGTCGATAAATTCTTCTTGTGAATAAGTAAATAACGAATAATCAACTAATTTCTTAGCGACTTGTATACACTCATTGAGCACCTCATTATTTTTCTGTTCATCTTTAATTGATCCTACAATTCTACACATTTCTTTTTTAGCAATCATCTTATTATAAGTATCAATTACTTTAGCAAGATCCGATTCCCATGTTGATGGTTCAGTATATTCTGAGAAATGATTATCATATAATGAAACAAGTGGACAAACTGTACCACTGATTCCAGGATCAGAGTTAGAAGAACTATCTATATCAACTCTGCCAAGATGAGATGGATGAATAGATCTATATGCATTTGATATTGCATTAGCTTTTTCACCAATACCAGATACACCTTTATATGTATATTTAAGTGCAGTAATAGCATCGAGATCATTAACACAATCTTTATAGTTAACTAACTGACATTTGCTTATAGAATTAATCAGATACATAGGAGATATTTGTAAAGCTTTCTTAATCGTAGTAAGATCTGCTTTATCACCTTTATCAGAAATTCTATAAATACCAGTTGCTAACTTGGAAGCATAATAAGAAGCTATATATTCAGCCCATCTTATTTTCTTTGTAGATATGTCAAGATTATCTTTCTGACGTAATGAGTTAAACTCATACATCATCCAACGAAGCACTCTATACACATCTGACTTATCTTCCATATCAAGTTTAAGATCATTCATTGTTATATCATCATAAATAAAATCAAGTGAATTTAAGATATTATAACCTTTTTCATGTATACTATCAAAATCTTTTGTAGTGAATTCCATACCAAGAGATTTAACCCATTCACTATTAGTAAATACATCTGAGAAAGATATATTCTTTGTTACATTATAAACTGTATATAATGTATATACAAATGACTGAACCACTTGAACAGAATCATACATTAATTTATTTACGACAATATATGCATCTTTTACAGGGAAAATATAATTATCATCAGAATTGAATTCTTTAAATGATTTGGTAAAATAAACACCTTTTATACCAAGAAATTTCATAGATTCATAAAATCCCATTTTTGCTAATATATATTTCATTAGCAATAAAGATTTCTTAAACATATTTCCTACAAAATATGTACATGGAATTGCTCGTCCATTTAAATCTTTAAGAGTATTCATATATCTATAAACTCTTATAGGCATAAAGATAGTTTTAAAAGTTATAGATTGTTTCTTAGCATTCTTTGCAGCACTATTATTATAAGTACTAGCATCTACAATCTGATACATTGCAGAATACATATTTCCATTTAGTCTAAAATAGAAACCATCAACAATCCTAGGTATAGCAATATATACTGTGATATTATCGCTTACTAAACCATTCTTCTTTTCAAAAATTTGTATAAAATAATCAACTTTTATAATTTTAAGGTCTGAATCTTTTAAATTAATAAAATTATATTGATTATCTTTTGCTTTATAAACACTTTTTCCATCTTCAGATTTTTTACCTTTGCTAAGAATATTATCTTCATATTCCCAAAGGATATGATTTACATCATCATAGTCATCAATAACCTGAAAATTAGTAATTTTAATTGTAAAGACAGAATCACGTTCGCATGAATATACTACAGCTTTAATAGCTTCAATAAGATCATCATCTGATCTTTGAAATAATTCTTTAGTGAATTTAGGTCTATGAGTATTATTAAAATTATAAATAAATTCTCTTTGATTCATAATTAGCACCCCATAATATTGCAAGAATAGTTTCTTATTGTGAAATTTAAACCATTAGGATCTTTAATAAATGATTCATCGTTTTCATCTTCACCAATAAAGGCTTTGAATTTATTCCATTCATCTTCAGTTTGATCCTTATATCTATCTCTTAAATCTCCAATAATAGTAATTACAACCCTCGTTTGAAATTCTCTAAATCCTTCGTCATCATAAATACTATGATTATGACCAGAAAGTACATTAACAAACACATCTGCAGGGCCTTCGCTACCTGTTATTTTTGGTGCTTTTTCAAGTAATTTTTCTACATGCTCTTTGATATTATCACTTTCAATATATGTGTCTACATCAAGAGATGCTGTTATATGTGTCCACCAACTCATATTAAACTCTCCCTTCTGTAAGATCTATTACTATGGTTTGATGCATAGGATTAGGAGTATTTTCATCTCTATCTCTAATAGTAAGATCGACAGAAATATCAAGAGCATTACTAATACTAATCAATTTACCAAGTGTTATAGAATTACCTTTAAGTAATCTCATATCATTCTGAAATTGATCAAATCTATCTTCGTATTGTTTTGTATCTATACGCTTAAGATTAATAGCAGTCTTTAAAGCTCTCATTTCAGGAGTATCTTTTTCGCCTATTTTAAGACATAATACATTATCACTAGTAGTCATTATTTCATCTTGTATATCGCGAATTATTTGCTGTTTTTCAAATACCTCTCCTATAGATTTAGGATTAGTAAAATCAATAATTTTATCCGGATCATATTCTGCCGTGTTATCCGGTTTTTCAACTATAGCTACCATAGCTCCATTTTGGTAATAAATACCAGGACCAGTTTCTCCAACTCTACTTTTTATAGGTAAGATACATTCTCCTGGTCTTTCAATTGCTGTAAATTTTGGAGAATATAAATCTGGATGATCAGTATAATCATCCATATCAGTTACACTGTATAGTCTTCCATCAATTTCTGCTTTTTTCATCTCAGACACCTACTTTCAAAAAATAAAATAATTTGGGGCGAGAAATTAATCTCACCCCAATAATAATTTTACTTATCAAGCGCTGTATCGTCTTTAACAACCTGTTTCAGATGACCATCAGGAGTAATAGCAAATACTTTTTCTCCATCTTCTACTGAAACTGATGCTACAAAGTATCCAGGAAGCTCAATATCAACAACTTCGTCTTCTTTAGCTTCACGATCAAGTACCTGAAGAAGTGTATCTATTACAAGACCACAAGCATCAAACATGTACTGTGTATGCTGGAACTGAATAGATGCTACATCATAAGAAACTTTATCGAAGATAGCTTTAAAAGCATCTGAGCTATACAGATATTTCTTAAGAGACTTACTCTTCTCCAAAGTATCAAGAGTTTTAGAATCAAATGTCATTGTAAAACTCCAGTTACCAGGCTCATCAGGATTATCTTTATTTTCATGATATTCAACAATACCTGCAAACTTAAAGTTGCCTGATGTGTCTACAAGAACAATAGCTACAGCTTCGTCTGCCTTCGAAACTTTAACCTTTGATAAATATGCTGCTGTTGCTGTAAAGAAAGACTTTACAATACGCTCAGGACGATCATCATCGCCAAAAGCAAAGCCAATACTATTACTATTGACTACAAATGCCTGATGCATCTCTGTTTCTTCATATGTCTTAGCCGCACCCATATTGCTGAACAAGCCAAGTGCATATGCTGAATTTTTGTACATTGCATCAAATGTTGTCTCTTTAAAATTTTTCATTTTGGTTTTCCTCCATAAAATAATAATTAATGTATATCTTTATACTCAATTATATTATACATTTATAATTAAGTTTAAAGCTATTGTAAAACTATATTATTTGCTTCTAAGAATCCAGATTTATTAAATACCGGAATTCCATACTTTTTAGCTTTCTGCACTTTTGATGAAATAGAATTGATATCATCTGCTATAAGTGCAAATGTATCTTTAGTTACAGAATATTTATCACTTGCATCAAATCCATTATTAATTAAAAGCTGGATGAATGCAGAATCTCTAAATCCTGTAATTGCTATCCTTGGACCAGTAGATAATCCTTTAGAATTAATAATATGGAAATTATCTATACAATATTGTACATCTTTATCATATAATAAAAATCCTTCCACAATAGCATCCACTGTCTTTGGACCAATGCCATTTATATTAATTAATTTTTCATGATCAGTAAAGATTTGATGCATTAATTCTTGTAATGTGTAATTTCTAAAAATTAATTTCCAAGTCTCATCTGCCATTCCATCAAAGCTGAAAGCTGACATAAGCTTATAATCCATTATTTCAGAATTTTTAAGTTGCTCTATATAAGATAGTAGATTTGAACTATTTATAGGTCCTAAAAATTGTACTTGCTCATAAGTTAAATTCATTAATTTACTAAATGAAGTTAATTTAAGAGCTCTAACTGTTTCTTCTGAGAAATCTTTAAAACCAAATCTATCAATCATATCAACCATTCTCATTATAGAACGTTCATAACATTTTACATTTGGGCATTTAGCAGATTTTCCAGAATCAGATATAATTAATTCAGTACCACAACATGGACAATGAGTGATAAATTCAACAGGTTTTTCTTTTTGATCTCTATTATGCTGTGTGTCAGGTTTCGTAATATAGGTGATTACGTCATTTACATAATCAATATCTATCTCGTCACCAACAGCAAGATTCAATTCTTTAAATCTTTTATATGAATGAATAGTCTGTTTGGTGTGAATACCTCCTATGAATTCACAGGCTTTAAAATGACACATCGGTATAATATCACCAGATTTACCAATAGAATATGAATATCCTAAGAATAAAGTTCTGGCGTTGCGAGGATTAAATTTAATTGCCATTGAATATTTATTAACTGAATTAATTCTACCAAGCCTATTAATTTTATCTTTATCGATAAATGATACTACAACTCCATCTATCATATAAGGTAAAATCTTTCTAATAGTCTCTGCAGATTCTACAAACTGTTTGACCTGAAATAATATAGATTGATAGTCTCCTTTAAGAATACAAAATCTATTATATTCTCCAGAATGATAATATTTATTTAAGAAATTAAGTTCGGGAATTCTATCCATCTCCAGAGATGTAGCTATTGGTATTAATGTAATATAATCTATGTAATTGTAAGCATCACTTGCACCACATAAACCAATTATTGCATTTCTTCCATTCTTATAACTCTTACCTCTGGCTTCTGATAAACGCTGAAGGTTATAATAAGTTATAACAGCCTCAAATTTCATGCCAAATGTAATATCTGTTGGTACATCTTTAGCATTATGAAATTTATATCCGCCAAATATTGGAGTTAAATCGGTTGCAATATTATCTCCAGTATCTCCACGAGATAGTGCGCTTATAATTGTATCTCCACATACTTCAGCCTCAACTGAAATACCATCATATTTTAATTCAGCTACCATTTCAAATTCTTCATTTGGATATATTATTCCTTGATCCAAACACTTATGAATAAAATCCCTTTCAAATATCTGAACTGATGGTTTATCATATACGTTAGCTATAACAGCATCATTGTTTAAAACAAATTTACATTTATCTAACGTACCAACCAATTCTGGATATTTATGTTCTGTATTAATAAGTCTTTTAGTAATAGGTTCTCTAACTAAAAAGCACATATTAACAGGTCTCATCTCACGCAATGGAGTATGCTGTTTCCAAATATCTCTAGTAAATAATTTATCATCCATATTATCTACAGCTACACACATTACTTTTTCAGTTTCAACTTCATTTTGAGGCTGCTCCTTGAATATTATAGGAGCAGCACCAACTTGATAGTTAGGATCATAGTTATAATACTTTACAGCCAGCTGATCATATATACCATCATCTAATGGAAGTAAAGTATTGCTTGTATTATTGTATGCAATATTACTAATTCTTAATATTAAATTAGCCATATTAATCATACCTTCATTCCAATCTTGGCAATTAATTAAATTAACTGCCATGTTGCTAAGTTCTGCACAAGTTTTAGTATCATTCAGTAGTTCTGGATTTCCTTTTTCCAACTCCGACAACATCTTTTCTAACTTGACCATATTCCTCACCAACTTTCTTACACATTACTTTACCAGCCATCATTTTTCCATTACCACGTTTATAATCATCGAGAGCCGCATTGTATTGCATTTGTAATTCATCAAACCTACCTAAAACATCACGTATATTAGTCTTAGGTTTATGAAGTCTAGGTGGTACAATTTTAGCCATGACATTAAGAACCATATCTTTTCTTTGTTTTGGTATCCTTTTAAATGTCAATCTAAGACCCATAGTTTCCATCAATGCATTAATTATTTCAGCATTTCTATTTTTAGAATTCTGATCTAATTTAATATCAATATTATATGGATCACCAACTAAAAGTTGCTCAACAAGTCTTCTACCTTGAGGTGATGACGAATAAAGCATAAGATTCATTACAACATATTGAACTCCCATATGAAGCAAGTCACCAGATTCCATAAAACCAAACATGATAGGTGTTTTGGTATACTTAGCTTCATACATCTTGTTTGCTTTAGAACGTGTATTAAGATTCTTTAAGTTTGTTGCAGAAAGTGAAGTAACTGAGAATTTTTCTTCTGCGTACTGTTTTAATCTATAATGATAGATTTTACTTACAACCATAGGTCTTAATGCTTTAACCATTCTAATATTACCATTAGAATCTTCCATAGGCATCATAATTTTATATGGTTTTATAAACTCAAATTCATCATATATTTTTTCTATAGTATCTATATTAATAGATGTAGTAAATGGTTGAGTTGTTAAAATAATAGCATCATCTTCTAAAATACTATTAATTATATTTCTACATTCAAATTCATCTTCTGGATCTATATAATAAAGCATTTCATCAGCCTGCTCTTTATCAACCATCGAGATAAATTTATATAACATTTTAACTTGTTCACCATATGTCATATGTCCTATCCTAAAATAGTCTAAAAGACGCATTCCGATAAATGATAAAGATTGCTCATGAAGCTGTCCGATATTTTCACGGTTGATACAAGTAGACTGATTTTTAATAACCTCTACTCTTTTACCATTTTCAAGCATAGGCATTAACTCATCATCAAGTATCTGAGATACAACACCTTTACCACCGTATCTATCACACATTTTATCGCCAGGTTCCATAGGAAGTTTCTGAATAACTGTAACTTCCATAATAACATGGTTAAATACTTTTTCTTTATAGAATTGCTTACCAGAAATAATATCTCTACATCTACCATAAAATTTCTTTAAGTTATATGATAAATTAGAAGTCATAGCTAATGGTCCAACAATGTCATTAACTTCTTTACAAAATCTAAGACTTTGATTATAATAATAAAATAACTGTGCATTATAATGTGAATCTCCAAGAGCTTCAGGATTATTACAATATATATTTATATCTGCTACAGTGCCTTCCATAAGGATATTTCTATCCGAAAGCATTATATCTCTAAGATTTTGCTGACTTAAAGAATACAGTATATTTTCATTTTCCATACGACGTATAGAACAAAATATACCATTTTTAACTTCTTCTCCGATATCAGGAAATGTTTTATATACATTTTCATCTCCATAAAGATTAAGAAGAATATCGTTATCATTTATTGTTATAGGCGTATTTTTAACCAAAGGTATTGCTAATTTTTCAGCACATGATTTTGATAATATTATAGAGTCTTCCATATTTTGAGCACATGATACATACAACGTGGTTAAATTAATACCATTCATTTTATTACCATACTCATCAAAACCAATAGATGTTTTAATAGGTGCACCTTTATTTATCTTATCGCCTACTCTTAAATCATCTAATTTATTATTATTCCATAAGAATCCATATGATTCAGTATTGTAATTATATGCAACTCTTTCAATAACATCATACACACCATTTATATTATCATATATTAATAAATAATAATGATGATCTTTACCTTCAATTGTTTGAAACTTATGCACAACGGTATAGTCTGATGGAGATGCTATATATGAAGTTGAATTTCTGCCGAATTCATTTTCATATCCAGTTTGAATAATAGGCACTTCTCCATTATAAAGCACTGTAAGATGCTCAGTATGTACTGAAGTCATTAGTGCTCTAGAACCAGAGTTGGCAGGTCTAAATGGTTGCATTGAAGTTCGTCCAAGCATATAATTATAATTAGGTAAATAATTAGTACTTTCTATGATTTGTTCATTAATATTAATATTTGCCATCTTGGTTTTCCTCCTTATAAATTATTAAAGAGATGGAATTGCTCCCATCTCTCTAATATATAATATACCATTATTCTATTTTTTAACAATTTCACACATTACCTTTTTACGATCATTACATTTACGATTGATGTACTCTTCTACACTCTTTTTAGGAATTTTCCATACAGTTCCAACTTTAAATGCATCAATTTCCTGATCATTTAATAACTGATATGCCGTGTTCTTTCCTATTCCAAGAATCTCACAGAGCCCATCAATTTCCATAACTAAACGCTCTTTGGGCATATTATATTCATCCTTTCATTATACTGGTTTATTAAGTTGCTGTAATATTGCCTGATAAGGTGATACCATTCCAGCTCCAAATTGTTCTTCTATATTCTTTTTAGCTTCTCTTTCAAGAATATCTTTTGTAAGAGCATCATAGCATACAGAAACAAACTGATTATAGAAATCTGGATTGGTATATAAAGTTTGTTTAAATTGTTTCTGAGAGAATTTAATATCACTTCCAGGAAGTTTAAGATAAGCTCCTGCTCCCTCAAGTATATTATTTTCTTTAAGATACATAAATAATGAAAGATCAGGGTCGTATCCATTATTTTGGTCAAATACTAATGTAGCACTCTTACCAGCTTTATTTGTTCTAGATTTAACTATATCTACGTTTACAATAGAACCATCTATACCAAAAGCTTCAGATTCTTTAAGTTTACTCTTTCCATCAAGTCTAAAGATATTATTCTGAAGATAAGTTGATGTAGTTCTACCGCCAGGTAATGATTCATTCTGTTTAAGATATGCAAGGTCTGCCTTAACTGGCATGAATGAACCAATACCATTCATGGTAATATGGTTGATAATAAGCATAATGATATTAGCTTCTCTACACAGTGGAATTAATCTTAAGAATACATCAGAATTTGTTTTTGCAGTGATTGCACCATTCATATTACTACCTTCATCATCTGATAATTTCTTAGGCATAATAGCTTTAAGTGAATCTAAGATATATACTGTAGGTTCAAACTTAATAATCGGTTTACCATATTCATCTTTAATTCCTGTATCATATGTATATTCTTCAGGATTATCTACTTTAATATCATGAATAAGTCTTACACGATCATACACACTTTCTGTTGTAATACCAGCATCACGCATAATGCATCTTTTATCAAATTCTTCTTGAGATAAACCTGATAATTGAATAGCTCTACTACGAAGAAAACCTGATTCAGCATTATCCATATATACACAAGATGTAGGGAAATTTCTAATTATATTGAAAGCCCATTGTGTACAAATAGTAGATTTACCTTCGCCTGAACGAGAAATTACGGCATTAATTGAACCATCAACAATTCCAACTTGGAAATACTTATTATTATTAATATTAAGAATAGTACCATTAAGGAAATCTATATTAAGAAATCCAGTACTATAACCAACTGAATGTTGCTGTTCATTAATCATAGATATATCTTTAGTTTTCTTTACTTGTTCTCTAAAAGCAGCACTTAATAATGACATATTTTTGCCCTCCATTAAAACATAATTTATTTTATAATTACAAAAATGTACTAGACGAAATAAATTATTACAATTTCATAAAGGTATCGTATAACAAAAAATAAAGAATTGATAGTAATTTAATACGGTAGGGAATTAACCCTACCGTACTATATTTTACTAATTATTTTCTTCAGATTCTCCTGCCCATTCAAGCAATTCTTCTTTTTGATTTGGAGATAGTTCTTCTGCTTCTTTAGAAATTAATAAATGAGCCATGCAAACATCTCCATTCACATATATAGATTTCCATTTTGTTATTAATTCAAGATTCATTTTAGACTCTTCACATCCAAAACAACCTATACAGTTTTTTCTTAATTGCTTTCTTTTTTCAATAACCAGTTCTTCATTTTCTAATACAGGTTCTTTATAATTTAAAACCTCACAACACTCTTTAATTGTGTCTAGGTCCACAGAACTATCATAAAGTCTACCAGTATAAAAACCAATTCTTGTTGCCATATTATTTCTCCTAACATCTGTTTACGGAACTATGATATTTTCATATACTCTAAGTCTATCAATCATATCATTTATTTTTTGATAATCATCAGATAATCTTCTCATACTAAATCTAACCGGCTTTCCATAATGGACTAGCTTATACGATTCTGTATAATTCAATAATACATGTCTAATATTATCACTAGTAAACTCATTAAGTATATCTAATACAGCAAGAGATAATGTTGAATCTACCTCTTGTATATCATCAGTTATCCAATGAGTTGACTCATCCGCATCATCATAATCATCTAAAACATCCATCATTATATGAGGGAATATTTTAACATAATTTCTCTGATCTCTATCAAGCTCATATAAAATCTTTAAGATTTGTACTATGGTTTCTTGAGTCATGATTGATTTATGCTGACCAATTATAATAAAATTAACTCTCTTAACACATACCTTAGGATTAAGATTAGACCATCTTGCTATAAGAAGTAAGTTAGCTACATTATTATTTAATCCAAGTCCAAGTAATCTTGGAAGATATGGTGCATTAATAATATTAGCAAGCATATACATTCTGCTTACAACAGCAGGATTTTTATTCACATGGCTAAATGTGATATAATCATAACAAATATTATTTATCTTGGCAATATTATCTCTATCAAAATAGTTACCTTGATGAATATAACGTTGTACTACATCAATAAATGCATCTAAGAATCTTACATTTGTAAAACAGTTAATATAATCTGCTGATTCTTTAGAACCAAAGAATATATTATTTAATATAGTCCTAAATGAGTTTTGAACAAACATACGAAGTTCAGTATCATTCATATTATTCATATCATATATTGATCCTAAGAGGATTGATTTATTGAACGATGGTGAATTTGCAGGTACTATTTTTACCATCTCCACTAAATGTTTTTCATCATAGTTTTTCTTATCTTCCCAGTATTTTTCAAATGCCATATTAATTACCTCCCTTAAAAGTCAATGAAGAGGATAAATTAATATTCATCCTCTTCTGTTACAACATTATTCACTGCTCTTTTTGCTGGTGTACCGCCCTGTTCTTTAGTATCAGTATTACCAAAGTTAGCTAATACATCATCAGGATTTCTCATTTGAGGAATATTGGTTTCTTCAATATCATCATCGAAATCCATATCTCCAAATATATCAGAAAATCCTTTAACTTCACTGTTAAGTTTTTCTTTAAGAGTATCATATTTTCTAACCATACTCTTAATACCATCTTCAGGATAAAGAAGACCTGCTACAACTATATCCATATATTCTTTAGAATCATCATATTGAATATGACGGAATATTTCAAGAGGTTCTCCTGTATACCTTTTAATAACTTCAAATCTATTATCGATAGCATCTTGAGTTTTCTGTGTTGCGTTAATAATAACAGCAAGACGTTTACAACCCTTATTACTATATTCCATACAACTCATTGATTCAAATGAATCAATAATTGCCTGATTTGTAAGTTCTATATTTTTAGCTCCCTCAAGATCTACATGACGAATATCCATATAACCAGATGTAGTTATAATCTTATAATGATCTGTATCATCTATATTCTGATTTGACGGAATCATTTTAGAACCAATAAGAATTTCTAATTGTTCTACAAATTCTTTATTGGCTGCAATTTCTGCTTTAGAATAATTCTTAGTAAAATCTAAGAATTTAGAATTATCTATAGTATGAAGAATAACTCCATCGGGAAGATCTTTAAAGAACTTCAAGCTGTTATTAATTCCTCTAACTTCATCTTGAAATCCTATAAATGCAAATACATGCACAGGTATATTTAATGCTGTAAAGTATTTTGCAATTACAGGGGTTGCTCCACAACCAGTACCGCCTTCAACAGATGTTACAAGAACAACTGCTTTAGTATTAGGATTAATAAGAGCACTAAAATCAATATCTCTATCTCTTATAGCCTGGAACATAGCTTTCTGACCTTTAACAGGTTCTTTACCACATCCACCAAGCATAGAGCTAAATTTAATAATCTTTTCAGGCTCTTTCTTATATTTCTCAGGAATATCTTTAACTGTTGTATTTACGAGTTTTACATTATCCTCGTTTATAATTTTTGCTTCTAATGCTGCAATAGCTGCTTTATTACCTGCAGCTCCTACACCAAATAATGCTAAATCCATCATATTATTTTCCTCCTTAAATTACTTTAATAAATAATTTACCCGTGCCGTATTATTGGCACGGGTGATTGTACTAATAATTACTTATCAGTTTCTTCTTTGCTTTCAGCAGAAGATTCGTTTACAGTTGCATTTTCTTCTTCAGATAACATTACAGGTTCCATAAATTCACCCTGTTCTCTGATAATGCCATAATTTTTATCACACATATAAAGTTCCTCCTTTTGTGCTAAATATTATTTATATTAGTGTAGAAAATATTACACTTAATTACAGTATTATATTATACAATTAAAAATAAAATTATCAAAACAAAAAGTTTTATCCGGATGGATTAACCATCCGGAGTCAACTCTTTACAAGGGGCGTGTGTCTAAGGTTAAAACCAAAATGTAACTCATAATATAATTCGGCAGAAATTATATTACTATTTAGTTATAATGATTATTATTTATTACATACAGGTTTTAATGCGCCATGTAAAGGATTTATTGTACAATGATATATTTTATTTTGGGGATTTGGGTATACACTATAATCTAAATTATTTAAAAACTCATCATAATCTTTCATATGTGGTTCTTTACAAGATTTAACAGTATTATGAATTTCATATAATGGATCATTATATGTAGCCTTAGGGCTATTAAATACATCTGCAATTGAATTATACATTGGTTTCATCCTTTCTAACTATTATACACATTTCTTTCTTAGGCATGCTATAATACGGAATATAATTATACATATATGGATTATACATTCTTGCAGCAATAGGCTGATAACCAACTACACTATCATAATAGTATGAAGCAGCATTTAAATCCAAATATACATTAATTCCAGTTTGTTTGGTAAATAGAGTTTCTTTAATATTTATTTCGCCATTTCTATATTTAGTTGTAATAATTAAGTCTTTAGGATATGTATTTAAATTTATAGGCAAATTAATATATTTACAAATATCACTTTGTTTAAATGGTTTAAGTTTAACATACCCTGGAGCATATATTCTTTGAGATGGGTGGATATGTTTTTGTATATCATATAAATCTACTATATAATGCTTATAGTAGATTTCATCTTTAGCTTCAGTATATCCTTCAATATGTCTAAGATCAGCAAGAAAGTATTCAAAACATTTCCATCTATCACATACTGTTGTACCAAGGGCACCAATATATGGGAAAGCTTGAGATTCTGGATGATAGCACTTATCTATTATATTTCTCCAGATCTTATGTTCTGATACAAAATGGTATGGATCTGCAAATCCTAAATATGAAGGATCGTAGTTTAAATCTGGTATATATTTAGCTAAAGCCCCAGATATTAATCTATCTATTGGAACTATAGAATTAGTTGCTAATAAATTTTCTTCTTTATCAAAGATATCTACCTTTACTAAAGTAATTTTATATTCTCCATATCCATCCTCATAGTTTCTTTGATTATCTGCAATTTCTTTTACTAAGGTAAAATACTTTGATTTATATGCTCTAAAGTAATCTCCTACATGCAGAATTGTGCTTTCATCAAATTTTAATACTTGTTGTTTCATTTTTGTGTATCTCTCCTTAGACATCTATGCTTTTTAATTAAGTCCCATGATTATTAATTATAATTTATCACGATATTCTCACTCGCGTTTAAACCTTCTGTAGCACGCCTTTAGCGTGCGGCGATAATTTATTTTTATTATTAATTATATTATTTATTAATTAATATTTATTTGTTGGCCGTAGGCCCACTTATTTATAAAAGTTAATATGTTTATCTGTTCGCTCTTACTCCGAGAACGTGTCTCTTTTATCATCATGTATACCCCCTATGTAAAACTTTACATTTAACAATTTTACGTTAGTATAAGTAATTTCGGACAAATAATTAATAAATTACAGAATAATCTTATAGGAGGAAATGCTATGAATCAACAAAGATTAGAATGTGAAAGACTTATCTATAAAATTATGGATACATTAGATCCATCAGGTAAGAATAGAGAATTCTGGATGGAAGAATTTTCAAATATGAGTGATGAACAATTTAAAAAATATATGTCAGGTCATTATCCATTATATTACCAAACTGGAGCTTTTAAAGAACCAAGTATGGATCAAATTAATAAAGCTCTTAAAGAAATTAATGTACCATTATTAGAATCAGTATATATGCCATATAAATATAAGAATCCCAAAACAGGTAAACCTGTAAAAAGTAAACCTTGTCTTGTAGTGTATTATCATGAAAAGAGAATGAAACAGATATTAACTAAAAAGAATAGTGCTTCTATATCTGCAGATACTAGAGATATGAAAACAGGTTTACTTACTGGTATTGATAAGAATGGTAAAGAATCTGATAGAGAATTTGAATCACTTGCAGTATCAGGATTAATGAAAACTGCAGAAGAATTAAGTAGACCTAGAGCTGACTCTATGGATGATAAAGATCTTATGAATAATATAATTAAGAATCTTGGTCAAGTAACATTATCAGAATTACCTGAAAATGTAGATGACTCTTTATCAAAAAATTTATTAAATGCTTATTTTATTGGCGCTCAGTTATACAGTAACATTGTAGAAAAAGATAGCTACATGTTACCATATACAGCAAAAGATAAAGAACTTAAAGTTCAAAGAGTTGATTAAAAAAATAATTAAAGTAATTCATATACCCAGTACGGATGTCCGTACTGGGTATAATATCTTCAATTA